ATGAGTCGATTTTTATAGTCAATGAAAAAAAGAAGGCGCATCGTGTATTACGACACACCTTCTTCTATTCTCCCTAAATAATCTTAGCTGTTCAATAGTCGGATTAAAACGTAGAATTTCTTCCAGTCTTGCTTTATCACTAATATCATTGAATTAAGATATTTTCCACAATCGAGAATTTTTGCACATCTATCCAATTGAAATTCTCCCTGTGAATATTTACCTATTGTTAAGTATTTTCTTTACCCAAATGAACTGCTTTTTTGGCAAAAGCATGAAAAGAAACCGTATGTCAACATGTCGTCAGGAAGATTGTATTCAATAAGATCTAGAATGCTTTTTATCTATTGTTGTAATTGAAATAAACGCTCTGTTAAGATGTCCATTTTGTTCTACACTCTTTACTTGAACTTTAAAAAGTTTATATTTCGAATCATGAAAAACCTTACTATGCACAGTTTTAACATATCCTATATCTATACCATCCTTAAAGAGTTGCACTGCATATTTGTCATACAAATTTCTCTTATCCAACTTCCATTCGAGTATATCCCCTTCCTTTAATATTCCACTAGGTAACTGTCTTCTTGTCAGCCCGCAAACCTCACTAGTAAATTTTAAATCACGAACAGGGTAATATTCTGCCAAAAATTCAAAATTATCTGTTGATAACAATCCTTGAGTTTGAGCCAGTACGTAGTATTTATTCTCTTTCAATTTAGGGTTAATCTCCCAATAATTATAATATTTTTGTATATCGGAACGCTCCGTATTAGTTAAGCGTTGAGCAAATACCTCTAAAACATTATTTTTATATACAACTTCTGGGTTTGGAAAGTCAGGATACATATTAAAGCCTTTTTCTAAAGCTTCTTTTACTCCATCAGATATATATTCAAACCTAACTCCTTCAGTCTGATTTCGAGTTATTTTACCTATCTTTATTCGACTGTCATTTCTGCCACGTCTCCAGATTAGATAGATGCGCTTTATATATCTCTTCATAATATAATGTTTTTTAATCTCAAAATGCGTTCTTTTATCAGTTTAAATATCAGCTCCTTACGATAAGAGGATAAACCATATTCTTTCCTCAAATCATTTGGAAGTTCTTTATCTATATTAAAAATTATATCACGTATTTTGTTTTCATCATACAAAGATATAACATTATTTATTATGTTATCAACTATTTCTTGATATTCGACTCTTATATTTTTTATAAGCTCAAAATGATTCAATTTGATTCCATCGTTTCCCCATCTTATTTCAGATTTACCTCGATTGATAAAACTATCAAACATTATATCATCATTTAGCATCTGCTTTACTGCGTCTTCACTTTTTTCTCTAGCTAAACAACAACCGCTATCATATATTGGAGAATACCTACCTTCCATTTTGAGAATTTTCATTTTTACATGTCCGTTCGGGTTCTTGAGTTCTTCGTTTTTAGATAAAAAATCCTTTATTTGCTTAAAACGATCTTTTAATTTAGAAAAGATATGGTTTGCTTCTTCATTAGTCAATTCGGTTTCTTTGTATGGCGTAATAAATCCCCAATTTTCTTGATGCCTATCACTATTCCCAATAATGCTGTCAAAAATGATAGTTTTTATGATATCTTCTATCTGTTCACCCAAATTGAAACTTTCGATTGCCGATTTTATAAAATGAAAGGTATAAGCTGAATATGATTCTTTATTTTCAGGCTTATAAGTATTATCATAGCCAGTTAATATACTCACCCCCTCAGTCAAACATTCTTCTTCGGTATTCATGGACTTAGAAATACATCCTATTTCACTTTCATGTTTTGCTATATTATATTCTAATACATCAAATCCTAAAGAACGACCTACTTCTGAAGATATAATTTCAGACCAGAACTCTGGTTTGTAATCTTTACCTTCTTTCAACATAGAGGTTTTGAAAAAATATACACAGTCATCTTCAGGATTACTAACCACACATTTATTGCGTGTACCTTTAGTGTTAAAAAAGGGTTTTTCGTTCCATTCTGTTATATCATAAAACTTAGCCATATTCTTATTTTTCGCAAACTTACAAATAAGAAATAGTATTTACAAGAAAAGCAACAATAATGATATGTATGAAGATATAATCCTTACAATAATCACAAGAGGAATCCGACATACATATAAATGTCTTGTTGCTTTTACCACATTCCAACTCATCACTGGGATAGTTCAATTTATAAATTTAAAGTCTTATGATGAAGCTTGTCTGTTGCGCCAATGTTTTACTATCAGCATAACGACAATCAAAACGGTTACACAAACACAGACAAAACCGATTTGTTTAAGCAGCGTGGATTCTTTTTTCTCTTTTATGGTTTCTGACCGGTTTTCCTCACGGGTATTGGAAGTGGTTTCCTTGTCAGCTTTCACTTCCGTACTGTCTTTGGTTGCAGTTTCCTTCCTTTTATTCTTGCTGAAATCACCTTCCACATGACCGTCTGCCAATAACGGAGGTTTCCCGGTCAGGCTATCGGGCGGTTTTCGGGTATCATAGATACAGAAATCAATCACATAGTTACTATTAGTAGTAATGAGTTCGCTCAAAGAGGTACTTGATCCGTGTACGATGTTGACAGATTCACTGGCGCTATCTTTGCTGATTACTTCTACATCGGACTTGACAGCCTTATGCGAGCTGCCACATGATCCGAACAACAGGAACAAACACATGAAAGGAGCCAGCAATATATGCCGGCTTACCCAGTTCATAACTCTAACCAACATAGTCTACAACTTAAGAACTTGCATCCTGTTATCCCCGTCAGCCCGATAACTGACGTGCACCCAAGCGAAGTTAGACTCGTCAATCAATTGATCATAGGGCAGGTTCTTGCGGATATATTCAAATAACAGCTTGTTTTGCTGTCTGTCCCCAGTGTCAATATCAGCAGCTTCCCCCTTCATGTGCTGCGAGGTCTTGCTTCCCTTGACAGCTGCATTAAGTTCCAGACAGCGATAGCCACTGTTTACTGTTATTGGCTTTCCCCACCATGTGCGTAACGGATCAAGCACATTATCCACCAAGGCAGTCAGAGCAGTCACATGCTCCTGTCTGCATCTGTTATTGATACCCAAGCGGTCAGCAGTTGTTGACTTGCAGAGTTCCGCAATCGTAAAAAACTTCATTTCTTTTCCTCCTTATCTTTAATTAATGTAGCCCTGCGTGGTGGAATACGACGGCCGCATTCGCTGTCGGGCCTGTCACAACGGTTATGTTCGGCATCTTTCAATTGCAGTTCCAGCTCGTGGCACTTATGAATCCATGCCAGCTTATCAGACTGTTCATTACGAAGCTCAACGTATAACGCATCAATCTTGGCGTCACGCTGGGCGATACGTTCTTCCAGCCAGTCAACCTGCTTGCGCTCGTTCTCATCCTCCATTGAATCGGCGGACGCATCCTCTTTCCGTGCGTTCGTCTTGCGGTTCACCCAGAACGTGACACCCCAACGGACAGCCTCCAATCCTCCGAAAGCCCCGATTATAGCCAACCAGTCGTTTAATTCCATTCTGTCTATTGTTTATCTGATTATAATACTACTTCAAAGATATGTCTATTTACTTACGTCATTGTTGCAGAATTACTTAAATCCATTGCCACGATATGACAATAAAAAAAGAGCCCGATGACAATATTTATTGCCATCAAGCTCCTGGTTACACTGCAAAGATAGTGAAAACTATTCCATATTCAATCCATATTGAAAAAAATAATCAGGAGCAATATTTCGATTATCCGAAGAATTTAAAGAGTCACAATATTAATAGAAAACAAATAGGATTCATGAAATCTACCGGTTGTCTATAAAATCAGATGTTCTCAAGCCTTTATCGGGAAACATCTTTACTTTTTTCCTTTTCCTTTGAACATTTTTCAAGTCACGCACAATGGTGCTGGAAAGTACCTCCGAATAAATCTGTGTGGTCTTTACGGAAGTATGTCCGAGCAGCTTCTGGACTGTTGTAATCGCAACTCCCTGATGAACCAGCAGGGTGGCACAGGTATGACGGCTCACATGGTAGGTTATCCGTTTTTTGATACCACACAATCCGGCCAGCTTTCGAAGCTGCTTATTCACTTCCGAGTTACAAGGCAAAGCGGCAAAACTTCCGATATCCGGATAGCGGTCAAGAATGCCCAATGCCCTGCTTTCAAACAGCAGATGCAACGGCAGACGGATTTCCACCCCTGTCTTGACGGATTTGAAGTACAGCCACCGTTTGCCGTTTACTCTAATGAAATTCTCAGGTGTGAGCTGGCAGAAGTCAGAATAGCGCAATCCGGTATAACAACAGAACAGGAAGGCATCGAGCACATGACGCATGGACTCCTCTTCCACCTTGACCGTTTCCAGCTTCTTCAGCTCGTCCGGGGTAAGAAACTCATGTCTGCCTTTCTCCTGTTTGATTTTGTACTTTCTGAACGGATAAGCATCTGCGTGCATATATCCCTGGTTGATTGCTTCATTGACCAAGGTACGGAGCTGTCTCATGTGCTTGGCTATCGTATTGACCGCATTGCCCTTTTCTCTTAAGTATTGCTCAAAATCACGAAGGAATGTATAGGTAAGATCCTTGAAGTCCAATCCGGAACGGAAATCATGCAGGACCGCCAGTGTCGAGTGCAGGTTGTCCTTGGTGGACTGCTTCTTGTCCGAATTGTCAATGGCTGATTTGGCAAAAGTGGAGAAGCTGACATTCACCGTACTTTTCTTCTTGACAGCATCCTTCAGTAGTGAGAGTGTGGCAGGTATTCCGCGCTTCCAATACCCCAACTCTATGCCTTGCAGATACAGGATGTATTCATAGAGCATTGTGTTGAGTTCGTTAGACTGGGGATGGTTAATGACTTGTGCCCCCTCACGGCTCCAGCACTCCGGTTTGAGGTACACGTTTGTCTTCAAGTAGATTTTCCTTTGGTTCAAATAGGCTTCAACCTGTACAAGAGCCGTGCCCTGCCTGTTAAGTGTGTTCTGGCGGTTATATACAAGACGGTATCTGATTTTATCCATTTTTCCGCAAAGATGCATCCTCTGTTCCAAGCTGCAAAATTTAGCCAATAAAAAATACACCCCCACTTTCGCAAGTAAAGATGTATAATATCTATAAAAAAATGGTCTGTGAAAAAAACATTTGTAAAAAAGATGCCATTATTCATCACGAACGATAGCATCTAGACATTTTTATCAGTAAACTCTTTTAGTGATTTAGAATAATGTTTAATTCAATATAGATGCTACAAAGTTATATATAAATTTTGTTTTGCCCAAATTATTATGTAGTTGACGTACGGTATCAAAAAGGCAGGATTCGCCAATCCTGCCCAATTCCATACACAAATCTTTTTATTAATTAAAATACCTCACGGCATTCAAAAATTAATAAATGAAAAAACATTATTAATTGTCATAGCAAAGCTATAACAAATATTTAAAAAAGAATCATTATATGAAAAAAAGAACAGAATAAACGATATATAGACCAACAAACATTTAAAATAATATTGTAATACAAAAGTCATTGATACAAATCCTTCTGGAAGGACTGTTAGGAGTTAGCAGTAGTACTATATTTAAAGGAAAAGGGTATATCCAATTAAAAACTGAAGACGATATTGATAAAGTGTATGAGCCTGGA